ATTTTTCTACGTTATAATAGGTAAATCTGAATGTAGCGTCTGCTGTGATGATTGTCTCTGGTGTATCGGTAGATGACATAACAAAGCCAGAAAGCGAAATTGGAAATAAATCTTTGAAAGTAAAACGATAATAAGGTTTATTGGATGCTGAGAGAATTGTTACCGCACCATCACAGTATTGAGGTAATTTTGCTGGCATTGCCGAAGCAAATTGGTTTAATTTTGCTAAATTTTGGTATTCTTCATACTCTGTCGGGAAGGTCATCGCACGTAACCAGTCATGTATTTCTAACCAAGATAACATTTCCGCATCAACGATAAATGTGACATTCAATACATCATAGATTGTTTTTTCGCCAGGTGCATACAATTCAACAAATGGGTTTTGTACAGGAATCTCTGACGTTGAAAGACCAGGCAAAGAAATCGTTTGTGCAAAGTATTGCAGATTCGGCGTACGAGCCATATTCAGCGTAAACTTGTTAGGCTGTAGGCTATTTGGATTTAGTGGGTTACGTGTAAGAACTGTCATACTCTTATTTATGCACCATAAAAAAGAGGCTCCCGAAGGAGCCTCTCTAAAGAACCACTCTGTGGTGGCTTTTTTAATTACATCAAGTTCGCAATACGGAAACCACGGTAGTAGTTGTTGCTCTGAGTATTCAGAGTACCAAGACCTTGTGTGGTGCCTTCTGCGAATGGGTTTGCTACCAGACCGTAACGAGTCTTGAAGCCGATCTTTGGCTGGAATGTACCAGTATCGACTGCACGAACCATTTGCAGCGGTACGTATGGGCAGTAGAACATACCAGCATCGTATGCGTTTGTGCCTTTGTAACCAACTACAGCAAATTCGGATGTTGAACCAACTGGGAAGTATGGATCAATGTAGACTTTGATACGACCGAAGATTGTACCAGCAAATGTGTTGCCTGTATCGTCAACTGTCAGTGATACTTGACCAGCAAGTGCTGAGTTATAGTCAAGGATACCAGCCATCGCCAAAGCGGATGCTACGTCTGAGGAACAGATAACGATGTTACCTTTACCACGACGAGTTGTCTTAGCGATTTGGTTTGCTTCACGCTCAATCTGGAATGCCAGACCTTTGATCTTTTCAACCATCCAACGACCGTTTGAGTCTGTGTCAAGGTTGAATGCACCAGCAGTTGTTGTACCTGCTTGGCAACCTGGCTTAGCGATTCTGTAGATTGTACGGATAACTTCACGGTTGATTTCAGCAAGAATTTCAGCGGACAGAATGTTAGCCAGTTCTGTTTCAGCGTCAAGACCATGAACTGCTTTCAAGTCTTGTGCCAGTTCCATTGAGTATTCTGCTTTCAGCGCACGTGTACGGGCTGTTACAGTGACTTTCTCAATTGAGAATGCCATTTCTTGGAATGTGTTACCAGCAGCGCCGTCACCCAGTGCTTCAGCAGAACCAGTTGTCATAGCGCCAGTTGGAGCAGCGTTACCAACAAACAGATAGTCAGTTGTGTTACCAGCAATGTTCATTGAAGAAGCAACGATTGCACCGTTAGCACCTGAGAATGCTGTGTTTGCTTCGTTGTAGAATGCTTCTGTACCGCCTTGACCAGCATAACGTGTACGCATCGCAAAGATCAGGCCTGTAGGACCTGTCATTGGCTGAACGCCGCAAACGTCATAAGCGATCAGGTTTGGCAGTGAACGACGAACCAGGCTGATCAGGATTGGATCAAAACCAGCAACAGGACCAGCAGCAGCAGAACCACCACTGAAACCACCTGTACCAGCAAAGTTAGTTGGTGAACCTGCTTCGTTCAGAATATGACCTTCTTTGATCATTTCTTGTGCTTGGTTCTCCAGAATTACCGCTGTAACTGCTTTACGGTATGGATCTGCAATGGCAGGCATGTCTGGGTGATCCAGAACTGCGTCCCATTTCTTTTGTAGATTTTCAGACAAATACATTTAGTATCTCCTTTTGTTATTATTTAAATTTTGATTTTTGAAATCGCTTGTACAACTGAAGCGACATATGGATCAGCGGCAGTTTTCTTTTCGCTACCATCGTCTTCTACTTCTTCATGAAGTTGTGCAACATCGGCTTTCTTAACGCCTGATGGGAAGTAGTTCTCACGAATTGTCTCAAGTTTTTCTACGAATTCTTCCTCTGTGGAAAATTCTACACTCTCTGCAAGTGCTTTGATTTTTTCTACTTGAGTTGCTGTGAGACCTTCACAAACTTCATTTACTAGTTGTACTTTAATTGCCTCAGTAAGTTGTTTCTTATACTGAATATTGGCTTCAATTTCTTCATTCAGTTTAACTTCCAGTTCTTCGACTTTAGATGCAAGTTCATCTACCAGTTCGACTTTATCTTCTGGAACGTTAATGTAGTTTTCGGCAAACAGATTACGCAGACCAGCAATAAAGTCTTCTGTGATTTCGGAACGCAGACCGCTTTCGATAGCGATTTCGTTCTCTTGCATCCACTGCTCTACTACGTAGTTCAGGTAATCATCTACCTTTTCTGTGAGTTCAGATTTGATTTCCTCAAGAGCCTCTGCCAACATGCCAGCATATTCTGCTTCCATTTGTTCTTGGATCTGTGCAACACGGTCAAATACACGTGCTTCAAAGATTGTAGCAGCTTTTGCTTTGAAGTCTTCAGAAATGCTTGAGTCATCAGCAAACAATGAAGCAACATCTTCTTTCATTTGTGCTTTCATTTCTTCGATTGCTGATTCATCATCAATCAGTTCTTCTTCTTCGTTAGCTTGTTCAGGCATCATTGCTGTACCTGTACCCGCTTTCATGTTCTTGTCGCCAAGTTGAACATCGCTTGATGCTGCTGAAGGCTTAGTTGTAGGTGCTGCTGCACTCTTAGCATTGCCTTTGCTTGACAACTTGTTAGAATCATCAGTAGGCTTGTTGTTCTGTGGTGTAGGACCACCCAAGTCTTCCGGTGTCCCAGAGTTACCTGGGGTAACAGAAGCTAACTTAGGCATTGGCATACCAGGAGCAGATGACTTGCTTCCTGCAAGAATTTCTGCCGCTGCTTCCATGAGTTTGTTTGTTGCCATTGAATATCTCCTTATGATTTCTTATTTATAAATTTTAAAGTTTTCGTAGGAAGTTTTCGAAAAGTTGCAATCCAACTGTTTCAATATCTCTGCGTGATGCTTTACGAATTTGCTGTTTAGCATGATCGATATGAGACTCGACAAACTTTCCTTCTACGAATAACCATTCTTTGTTCTCCATAATGCCCTGAACGAAAGCGCCAGGAGCAGAAGGATCAGCAACGATATCAGCAGCAGTTGCAAGTCGCAGGTCATCTTGTACTAGATTATAACCCTCTTTTGTCATAACGACGGAACCTAAAGCACGTGATGAAACGCCAAGGCCGACACCAGACTCAATAAGATTCTTAGCGATCAAACCGTATGGTGTCTCCATAATCAATGCTTTACCCACAAATGTATTACCATTCTCTACCAAACTTGTAATTTTGTGTGACACACGTTCTAGATTCAGTGATGGTGTATCTGGATGTCCTAATTCGCCAAGCGCACGATTTGTATCAATATATTCTTGTTTGTATCGTTCGACTTCACTACGAAGTGTGTCCATTTTGTACATACGGTTGTTGCGATTGACTGTATCACCAACCAAAAATATGCCTTCAATGTAAAGATTTTTTTTACCATCTTCAGATTTTTCGGTAAGATATCTTACATTTTCAATATGTTCTTTAATGAGTTTCATTATAGACTGACTCCTGTATATGGATCTACATTGTATGTTGCATACTTGGCAAGGTGTAAAATTACTGTACCGCCTGTATTAATTTCAATTACAATGCTTGAGGTATTATTATTGGCAACTGAGTAACCATATGAATCGAAATCCATATCACCGCCATTTAGCAGTGCTAACAAAGGCACTCCGTTTCTTGTGATACGAACGCTGCCGTTTGTTGACCACAAAACATGTTTGATGTCAGCAGCAGTAACAGTTTCAGTTGTAGCATTCGCTCTTAAATTATTAAGAGTGATAGTATATGTTCCTG